GCCAAGAGGTCCGCAGCAGTCTGCCCGTATTTGCCGTAGGTGGCTTCGCCGCCCTCGGCCATTCTAAGAAGCATATCTCGCGCGGAATAATTAGGCATGGGTGAAGCCCTACAGATAAGGTTAGTTATTTCGCATTCTAGGCTTAATAATACTCAGGGACAAGTCCTTCATTTTCCGAAGGATCCTCCTCCTCGTCGCTGTGCAGAGAGATGAAATTACCGGCACGGAAACGCATCAGCGCCTGCGTCGTACTATCCACCATGTCGTCGTTGTCACCGTTAGGGAACGCAGCACACTGCTCGATGACTTCATCCGCCCAATCCGTCTCAGGTGCCCAGACCATGCCGGACTCGAAAATCGGTGCGACAGAGTTAGCCCGTGACACCTTGTCTTGGCCCGCGCGTCGCCCGCCGGGGCTATACATAGTAACCGGAATACCCATCCTACGCAGTTCCTGCTGAAGCGTGATTCCCGTCGCCTTGGCCTCGATTAAGACATTATCCGGCTGCCAGTAGTCATACTGCTCCTTCGCCTTACGCTTTAGGTCAGGGAAGTCCCACCGGCCTTTACGCATGTCAACAAGCAACAGATTAGGCCCAGAGTCCTCCGTGGGGAAGAACACCGCCCACGTCGTGATGACAGAGAAATCCGCCGTCTCCTTCTTCGAGTACGCCGTATCATAGGACTGGATAAGGTATTCCATGTGCGGCATGTAGTCTTTATCCCAAATGCGCCACCACTCACGCTTCAGGATTGCACCCTCATCAGCCGTGGGCCGTTGTTGGTACATCGCGTTCCATTTCTGCACCGACATAGATGCACGGACCGCGCGGAGCTCGTCAAGTTCCCAGAAGCTAGGCCAAAGAGCGCGCTCGTTTTCTTCGCCCTCATCAAAAACGGCAGGGAACTCAATAACCTCCCATTGGTCCGCATTCATATTGGACTGAGATTTGAGTAATCGGGCCGTTAAGTCCTTGGTCCCCCACCGTGTATTGTGGCTAACCACACCATTGGCTATGAAGTTCTCAGTGCGGTCAACCTCAACGTCGAAGACCTCTTCCTCACAGTCATAGCTGATCTCAACTATTTCGTCGGAGGTAATCTGCGGCTTTTTCCAGTGTGCTTGGGTTTCCGCCGTATCCGACGCATAAATTACAGTTGTTGCAGAGCAAGCCCCTGATCCTTCCCATATCATGGCAGTGGTCGATGCACAGCTTCCCATTCCAGTGGGCACGAGTGTTGGAGACAGAAGGCTCCTCGCCACATACATCGCATCGATTTTTGCGCTCTGCCACCATTGCCTCATACTGCTCAATAGTAATTCCGTAACGGTGCTTGATCCTGCTGCTCCGGCTTTGTTCCGGCGTTTTTGTGTAGCCTTTCCACTTGCGGTAACAGCTATTACAAAAACCTTTACTAACCACCAGTTTAGTGCAGTCTTCCGTTTTGCAGGTCTTTCCTTTCCACTTTCCGTGAAACCCAACCCCACGGTACGGTGCATTGGGGTTTTTCCGGTGGTAGCTGGCTGTAGCTTGACATGCCGCGCACGTCCCCCGTCGAGTTGTTGCTCTTGACAGGCGCTCGCATCCGTCAACGATACAAGTAAATCCCCCTCCTTCAAGTGTTTTAATCGTGTCCACGTCTCTTCTCCGTCTTTAACGACTAGGAATGGATGCCTAGCGTTTGCACGGATGATTCTGCCAGATTGTGTTCGTACTGTATATACCGAATCAATACCACTTGACTGCCAGTTGTTTATCTTGGACGTGGCTATGCCACCGTTTTCATAGGTTGCAACAGAGTCCCCCGCCCGCAAGTCTCGCAGAAACGTCTCCGTACCGTCAGGACGCAAGACCCTAGTGTCGCCAACCATGCACATAACAATAACAATTGCTCCGCCGGGCTGCAATCTTGTTCGCGGGCCAGAGGTGTACCATTCCCAAGCGTTGTCCAGAGCTAGGGCTGAGGCCGCGTCCTGCTCCGAGTGCGGGTCATCAATGATCAGCATATCCGCACCACGGCCCGTCATCGCGCCGCCTACACCTACAGCAAAGTACTCCCCACCTTTGTCCGTGTCCCACCTTCCGGCGGCTTTACTGTCAGCCTTCAAGGCAACGTCAGGGAATACTTCCTTGTATTTATCAAGGTCCATCAAGTTACGCACCTTGCGGCCGAACCTGACAGCGAGCTCGCCGGTGTGTGTTGCCTGAATGATCTTGGTGTTTGGCTTACGGCCCATGATGTAGGCAGGCAGCAGATACGACGCAAATTCTGATTTGGTGTGTCGAGGAGGCATGTTAACGATCAAGCGCTTCAGGGTGCCCTTGGCTATTCTGTCAAAGGCGTCAGCCATAATCTTATGGTGGCTGCTGAGTATCGCTTCAGGCCAGACGTATTGAGAAAAACCGATAAAGGTGTCCTGTGCCCGTTCTTGGCCATCTAACAAGGCTAGGCGGAGTTCTAGTTTTAAGCGTTCGGCTTCGACATCTTGTTGCATACGGATTCCCATTTAGTAGAAATTTGCTAAAAATTTATAGCCCCTTTGATTGTCAGAAACAAGGGGGTGGGTATCGGACAATGTTGCACGTGCAACATTGTCCATTTTTGTTTTGGGCCAAATTAATTGTGTGAAAACTGGCTATAGCCCTCTTGCTGAGCGAGGGGCCGGGGCCTCACCGCCTCAAATGAGAATCATTCTCATTCAGCCCTCAAAACGGCCAAAAGGGACCCGCTATTTCCGGTAATAACCATTACCGGAAATAGTGAATCGTTTAAAATCAAGCACTTAGCTATTTCCATGCACCTCGAACCCGGCAAAACACTACATCTTGTGGTTGCCCCGATTCGGGCACCTCGGGTCATGGCCCACGCATCTGGGCGCCCAGAGCCAAAAACGCGCCGCTCGCACCCCGCGCGGGGGCGGCCGAGGGCCCCTTCCCAGTTTCCACTGTGGCACGTTCTCTTGCAGGCAGTAGGTAGGCAGGGGGTCAGGCTAAACGCGCTCACAGGCCTTCTCCGTCGATATACGAGCACTCTTTACTATTTCAGCACGCAATTCACTCCAGTCGACTGCATTCAAGGCCCACTGGGCCACTGGAGGCGTGTCTACGCCCCTCTCGTGCAGCTCCTGAGCCTGCGTGCCGTGGTACAGCAGCAGGCGCGTCTCAGCGGCCTTGGTCGTCCCCTTGGGGTGCCACTGGACTAGAATGTACGTCGGCATCCCCATCGTCCCGTACTTCAAAGCAAAGGCTATCTGGTGCGGACTCAGCCTCACTTTCTTGCCCGTCTTCACCACCTTCAGCTCCACCATTGAGTAGGTCGGCGGCAGGGCTATCAGGCAGTCCGGTATCCCGAGGTTCACCCGGTTCTCCAGTCGCACTATCGTCGCGTCCGGCAGATTTGTTTTTACTCGCTTGTGCAGCGCTGCTTCTGGTCCGAGACTCGGCATCGCGCATCTCCTCAATTATTGTCTTGGCGGGTGGGACATCCTCAAGCTCTTCTATCTGCTCAAGCTCTTCTATCTGCTCAAGCTCTTCTATCTGCTCAAGCTCTTCTATCTGCTCTGGCTCGATGTCTATGAGGGTCTGCGGCGGGGAGCCGTACAGCGCTTTTATTTCTTCGAGCTTTCGAGTGACCTCTTCTTTCGACATGCTGTCGATGGTGCCGTGCCTGATCTCTTTGCGCTCGATGTAGATGGTGCCCAGAGCTTGGCCGCGCCGGTATTCAGCAGAGACTGCTGCGCCGAAGTTACCTGCCTCGAGAGCCTTGTCACGAATTATTTGCATGTCGCGCATGTGCCGGTCGAAGTTCGTGCCGTATTTCTCAGCAAGCTGTGCTCGATACTCTTGGATGGCTGCGACGACGTGCGGCTTCTTTTTTGGGTCGGTGAGTTCTGAGGCTATTGAGCTTGCGGATTCCTTTGGATACCCAGCGCGTATGGCGGCTTCAGTTAAAGTGATCCGGCCGTCGTTTGATATGAACTCTTGAATAAACCTCCATTGTTTGGGGTTGACAACGTGCTTTTGGTCTTTAAGTGGCGCTACCGGCTCGCTTAACCGTTGCTCAAGCTTGTCTCGGACTGCGGGCCTTAACGGGCTAGTGTTTAAGATGTCTCGGCGTTGCTTTCCCTCATCGCGCTTGCTCATGCTGTCCTCCTGCAGGTCCACACAGGGCCTTCTGACTGCACCACAGAAAAACGTCGGCCTGTGCCATTACGAGACTTGTAGAACGTCGACAGGGCGCTGTTAATGCGCTTGGCGTCTTCTTTTGAGTGCACAACAAAATAATCGCCGAGGACCATGCCCTTAAACGGGTAGCGGGTCTGCCTGTGGTTGCCGTTGCAAAACTGCAAAGTGTGCTGGTGTGGAGTAATGCCTGTGAGTGTCATTGTGGCCTCGCAAGTTGGAAAAACGGTATTGTATCGACAGGTTATCAATCTGTCCATTTTCAAGCATTTCTATAATACCGTATTCTCACAAAAAATAAGTTTTTTTTCTAAAAAATGAGTCGCGCGCGCACCCCGTAGATTAGGTAAAACCATTACGTCATTACGCCTAATTATTATAGACGTAATGCTAGACGTATCGCTACAGACCACGTAGATAGGGCAGCATTACGTCAATTACGTCAAACGTACCGTATTTCATTAAAAATAAAATCAACACTTTTTTTTCTCAGAATACGGTATTATAGAAGAGACCAACATAGGCAGCTCCGTGGTCCGTGGTCCATGCCCCCCAAAGCCCGCACCGCGTGGGCTCCAGAGCAATTCCGCCTCCATTTTCCGTGGTCCACGGCCCCTCTTTACTTTCCCGCATTAAAAACCTCTCGTTCCTTTATCCACGGGGCCTTCACCGTGATAGACAAAAAAAGATTACGTTAGATTACGTCAAAAACAAAAAATACCGCAAAAAAGGCCATTTTTTACGGTATTGGGGTGTGTACTGTAATGTACTGTAATGTCCAACGGGCGTAGTTTACAGCGCCTCCTAATCTAGCCCCC